ATAGAGTCAGAGTCACCTACAAATTCTGCTATTACAGCTGCGGTGCTACTATTAGGGTTTTTAACGTATAGTGCGGGGTTGTTTGTATTTGCTGCATCATTATCTACAGTTAGATTGTAAGCTGGACTAGTCGTTCCAATTCCTACGTTACCAAGTTCATTAGCAACCAGTATGTCTGAGGATAAAGTGTTATTATTTACAAACCCTAAATGGTATGTTTCTACACTTCCAACCTGTTCATTATACTGAACAAATCCGTAGTTAGATGTTCTTTCTAGGAATATACCTGTTGCCTCATCTGTACTTCTTACGTGTAATCTTCGTGTTGGACTTGTAGTCCCAATACCAACGTTGCCAACTGCTTGGTCTACGTGCTGAATCCGCATAGTCTCGTAGAACAATGGATTTCCATTAGTGTCAGTACCAAAAGTATGACCGAATGCCATATCTGTGTTATGACCGCCCATAACGACAACTCCGCCTCCATCAGCTTGACCAATACTAAATCCTCTAGAGGTGCTATTAGCTCTAGTTAAGTCAAAAGACCAACTATAATCTGAACCCGAAACAACAGCTGGAGTTCCAACTTGAAGCTTAAATCCAGGACCAGTAGTCCCGATACCAACGTTGCCTGTTGACCCATCAAAAAACGCAATAACACCATTCTTACCATTACCTACTCTAAAGTCCCTAAATCTAGATGTACCGTTTTGATATCCTCTATAGTTTACCCATAGGTCAGCTGTGTCTGTGTCTAATCCGTATCCACCATTTATAGTGTTTTCATCGTCAGCTGATATATATGTAGAAGCGCCAGACCCCGAAGGTCCAAATAAAGCACCTAAGCCATTTGCAACGTGAAGACCCAATGTAGGACTAGTAGTCCCAATACCTACGTTGCCTGAAGCCCGTATAGTCATTCTTTGCAATAAAGCGCTACCACTTTCCGTCCAAAAAGATAATTGACTTAATGCTCCTGTAGATTCTCTAATACCTCTTATTCTAGCAACATATCTGTCAGCAGCGTCATTAGAACTTGTTCTAAAGTCTATGTTATAACCGCCATTGTCAGTTATACTGGCTGCATCAAATTGTAATACAGTTTTAGGTGCTGTTGTGATTGTATTGTCATCAACCGAAAGTTTATAATTAGGACTAGTAGTTCCGATGCCAACGTTGCCGTTAGTGTGATTTAAAATAAACTGTACGGAACCACTAGCACTATCAGTACCCTTCATTATCCTGAAGGTGTCTGTATTATTATCAATGTGAGTAGCGTGTGTAGATGAAGTAGCTTTATTTATTACTAGGTGACCTCCTTCTGTAGTTGTTTTTGCTGCTAACGACAGATTAGCCTCACTAGGAACACTAGTCGTCCCGATACCAACGTTGCTGTCAAACCAAGAAGTTACTGTACCAATGACAGCTTGTTCTGCATTATTTCCTCTAAATCTAGCAATAGCACCGTCAGAGTTACCTCTATTGAATGTTGATTCACCCCCGTCTACATATAACTTAGTAGAAGGACTAGTAGTACCAATACCAACGTTGGCACTATTATTAATGGTCATTGCTGTATACTCCACTCTAGGGTTAGCACCAACATCGTGTCTTAAAATACTAAATTCTATTTGACCACCCTCTCCAGCACTACCTTGAATAAGGTTGTTTGAATCAATTACATAGGTTCTAATAGCTGCGTATTCACCAGTGGCATTTAAAGAAGTGTCTTTTCCCGCCCAAGTGATTTGACCTATTTTTTGCTTGTTTGAATCCGTAGAATCCCCAAGACCCGCACCATCTTCACTAGTAAAGAACCTAAGAGAAGCTGGAGAAACTATACCTCCTGAGACTGTTCCGTATAATCCCGTGTTGCCTATTACAGAAAGTTTTTCGTCAGGACTAGTAGTCCCGATACCAAGTTTACCATCTACAAATTTAGCAGCAATAGAACTATTGTTAAATATCTGCACATAACCTCCCGCTGTTCCAGGCACTAAATTTATACCATCTATTAATGATGTCCCAGCTTCACCAATTGTAATAATATCACTAGTTTTTCCAATTAATTTTCTTAAATAATCAGAACCATCAGCTGTATATATAAAATTATTTTCAGGTATTACAAGTCCAACATCTGTTTTAGTATCAGTATCTGCTGCATAAGTTCCACCTCTAGACCGTATTACTCCGTCTACATCAAGTTTAGCGGAAGGACTAGTAGTCCCGATACCTACGTTGCCGTTGTAGTTTATACGCATACGCTCAGCAGCGGATGTTCCGCTACCCCCTGTATTTGTAGAAAAAGCTATATCTACATTGTGACCAGCTCCTGGAGTATCTCTAATAGCATCAATAGACGCACCAATAACTCCATTTGTTCTCCATCTAATTCTACCTAAACTATGTTCTGTGTTAATATTTCCAGCAGAACCAGTATTATCAATAGTTAAAGCTTCTGTAACAGCCGTTCCCCAAACAGATGATGTAGCAATATTTAACTTAGCCCCTGGACTAGTAGTACCAATCCCTACGTTGCCTCCGTTAGGATTTAATGCTAATGGGTATGTAGTTGCTAAATTGTTAGCGTCTTGTGCTTGAAACCATCCCGTCCAAGGAGAAACGTTCAACATACCTGATGACATAAAATGACTTCCCCCGCCTCTTATAGATAACGAACCTGTTTGAGAAGTCCCACTACTTGATGGGCTGCCTTGAGTTCCTCTAACATCTAATGCTAATGTTGGACTAGTCGTCCCTATACCAACGTTGCCGTTAGGAATAAGGGTCATATTCTGAACAAAAGCTGCCCCGTTTTTAGTCCACAAATAAAGCTTTCCGCTAGCCCAGTTGTTTTGTGTTCCAGCTGTTTTTTGAGCAGCGATACCTGCAATAGAAACAGTATTACCAGCACTATTAACCTCTCTAGAGGCAAACGACATTTTAACCCAAGTGTTGTTAGTACCGTTACGGTTAAACATAGCTAATGCAACTGGAGCTTCATCAAGACCTCCCGTAGCAGAACTGTCTGTTCTGATTAATGCTGTTGGTTGGTGAAAATATGCACTGCCTGCATCTAAGTAACCATCGTATATATATGTTGAACTACTACTGGTGTCCCCACCAACTTTTAAGTAATCCATCTGTGTTCTACCAGCTATATGTAGTTTATGTTCTGGACTAGTAGTCCCAATACCAACGTTGCCATTCTGTAAAATAACCATCCTAGGACCGTTTATCCCGCTTCCAGAGGGCTTAGTAAAGAATCTTAAATCTCCTCCACTAAGTGCATCATTTGTACCGTGTTTGTGTAGAATAGCATCAATCCCCGCTACGTGTACGTGAGCATCTGCTTGACCGCCCGTGTTGTTAAAGTATATCCCACCTATTTGGTCATCATCTGTGGTTGTACTGCTTTCTAACATTATAAAAGAACCTGAACTGTCCTTCACTGTTAAGAATCTACCACCACCATCTGGCTTAAAATAAGCCCCAGTATTTACATTGTCGTCTGGAGTATCAGTACCAATACCTACATTGCCGTATGTAGTAATTCTAAATGTTTCTACAAAGTTTCCACCAACTCTGTTCTGAATAGCAAAGTCTGCATTACTAAAGTTTCCTTGACGTGCTATAGCATTAAGGACTACTACACCTGTAGTTTGTCCTGACCAACCTGTAGCATTAAGGCTAATTGCAGCTACCTGACCTGCTGTATTGCTACTATTCTTTCTAGCTATACTGATTTCAGAGGCGTTAACACTAGCGCTATATGTAGCAGTATCATTGGTTTCAACAGATAGTTTTCTAGGTGGATTGGTAGTCCCGATACCTACGTTGCCACCATTTAGGTAAGAGTTGCCACTTGTATGAAGAAGCACTTTAGTTGTAGGAGTGTTATCTAAGATTCCAAAATAAGTGTTATTTCCTTCAATGTAAGCAGAGTACTTGTTATTATTTGCAAAGTGAATAGTACCACCAGATTTAATAACAGGATATTGATTTGCTGAATATCCTGGTAGATCACCACTCATCTCAATATAGTCGCCACTAGTAATCCCTGTTACCCTAACACCACCACCCCGATATACGGTGAGCTTATTAGCTGGATCATTAGTCCCAATACCGACATTGCTTGTACCGCTGTCAATTACAATTGTTCCGTCTCCTAATTTTCTTTGATATGAGATTGCCATATATATAGTTGTGTTATGCTAATACAAATTGAGGAGTACTTGAACCAGTGTCTCCGTAAGTAGTTAAATGTAGTTTCCAAGAACCTGTTGTGTCTCCCACGTAGTAAGGGATGTATACAGAATACCTTATAATAGCGTAAGACCAGTTAGCCGTACCTGTTTGTTGTGTGTCTGTCACTCCATCTGAAAGGAAATAAGTAGTATCTGCTGAGAAGTACATACCTCCGTTAAGGCTTGATATCAAATGCACATCACCTTCAGCTCTGTGCGTAAAGTCTTCATCGCTCTCCCAATATATGTAGGAAGAATCTTTAAGAGTACCGAAGTTTCTATAAAGACCGTTTCTACTATTGACAGCAGTCAATTCATATTGATATCCTCCAGAGTTAGCGAATACCAAGTTAAAGTTGTAAGTACCTGCGGCTGTAAAAGAAAAGTCTAAATTAGCAGTATACATTCTCTTATGAGTATCCTCATAGACCTTAACAAATGTTCCATTGCTAGAAGCAGGGTCATCTGTCAATGTAATAGCACCTACACTAATATCATTAGTAGTAGTAGCTCCTCTATCCGTTACGCTGTCTAATGTGTCTTCAATGGTAGAAGTGTCAACAGTAATGTTACCGCTTGCATCTGACTTAAGGTAACCAGCTGTGTAGGCTGCGAATCTAATATTACCACTAGAGTCAATACTAAATCTAGAGTCACCTGCACTCGTAGGATTGCCTGCGTATACAACTAAGTTAGTTCCATCCATATAGATTTCACCATCACCTCCAGCCGTTGCATCAAGCCATATACGTGGAGACTGACCTCTAAGAATAAGCTCTGCACCATTAGTTGTATCCGAGACAGCTAATGTCGTTCTAGTTGTAGTATATCCAGATACCAAAGCAGCTGGACCTATATGCATTTTAGCAGCAGGTAATGTAATTCCAACGCCAATATTTCCTCCTCCATCAATAACCATTCTATATGAACTATCAGTTCTATTATAGAATATCAAGCTATTTCCAGTCTGTGCTTGTATCTCCCAATGGTCTCCTGAACTCGGTATAAACTCTAATCCAGCACCTGAAGACGAAGAGCTTAGTCTAGCTTGAATATAAGTATCGTTTTCTACGTGTAAGCCCCCTGTGTAACTAGTAGGAGATAACGTTGGACTCGTAGTCCCTATACCTACGTTGCCATCTTGGTTCTTAGTAATGTAAGGGGTAATAGGTAATCCAGTAGGCTGTGGGTCTGTTACCGTTACCGCAGAGTCCGAAGCTCTAACTCTAGACAGAATATTCGTGTCTGAAGCGTCAGAGATAGAACCCTCAAAGTAGAAGTGGTTAACACTACCCCCTCCAGAAGAACGTGCCTTCAACGCAACATACTTAGTACCGTCAATGTCAATCTCTTCTAGCTGTGAGAAGAATGGATTTGAGCTATCTCTGTAAAGTTCAAACTGCGTAACGTCTAGAGTGTTAACGCTACCACTATCCAAAGACATTTGTATGTTAATATCTATGTAATGTGAGTTGTTATACGAACCATCACTACCTCTAGAGAATGATATTCTACCTTGTATACCACTAGCAACAACACCACCACCTGAAGGAGCTTGCTTACAGACTACTAAGTATTCATCTGTAACGCTACCTGCACCCATATTAAACGATGGTAAATCAATGATTCTGTGTTCACCTATTACGGCATCTCCATTGATAATTACGCTAGTCTTAGGGTCTAATATGATACTAGAAGAATCAGTAATAGCATTTGCATCCAAACCTAGGTATCCACCGTATGTGCTTGCTGCGTTAGTGCTTATAAGTAGGTCTGAAGTAGTTGTATCGTTACTTGTGTAACCTATACCAATAGCATCACCAGCATTGTTTTTAAATCTAATTATACCTGATGCACCGCCACCGCCAGAATTACCAGTATCTTTTAATGTAAATATTGGTGTTCCTGAATTCTCTAATAAAATCTTTCCATTTACTGTTAGTTTTTCACCTGGATTAGTAGTCCCGATACCAAAATTACCTGTAGCTGTAAACCTACCATACTCAATAGCTGCATCATTTCCGCTAAATACAATAGGCGCTCCATTAGTAGAATACTGAGCGTCAATGCGAAGAAGCCTATTTGTACTGTCCCAACTTAAATTAGCACTTGCGTTATGCCAGTCACCAATTAAGATGGTTGGGTTTGCGCCTTCCCCTCCTGTGATGTTAACACCATAATATTCTCCAGTGCCAGCATTAACAGCAAAGTTGCCAACCACGTGCAATTTTCTAAGCGGTGATGATGCGCCAATCCCAACGTTGCCTCCAGATATTATAGTTAAATCTTCAGAGCCTTGGACAGTGCCAGCGCCACCAAGAGTAAACCTCATAGCACCGTCCCTGTCCATTATAATACTAGACTTCCAGTAATTTGTATTTTGTGTGTTTCTAGTTTGAAAAGCAAGACCAGCTCCTGTCTGTGTTGAGTCTTGACTTGTTCCACTAATAAGTAGTAAACCACCTTCTTTATGATAAAGGTCATTACCTACCCATCCGTCACCTATTGAAACAGCTACGTTATTTGTTGGTGAACTAGTAGAAACTTGTAACTTAACATTTGGACCAGAATCTCCAATACCAACGTTGCCAGCTGAGGTGATACGCATTCTTTCAGAACCGCTAGTTCCGATAATCATATCAGTATTATTATACCCGTATAGTATTGGTTGCTCAGAACCATTAATACCTACAAAGAAACCAGTATCACCGTCTTCTCCAGTAGTGCTGTTTGTAAACTTAGCTGTAGAAGTACCGCTTGTTGACTCGTGTACCTGAAGCTGTCTGTCTGGGCTAGTAGTGCCTATACCAATTCTACCGTTGCTTTCAGCTATTATAGAATCGGTTAATGTGCTTGAAGTATCCCACTTAGTAATTTTACCTGCTGTACCACTACCACCTGTTGGTGAGCCTTGTACAGCTGTTTCAATGACGTTACCGCTACTGTCTACGGCTAGGGCATAGGCAGCTGTACCTGTTTCAGTACCCGACCCATATGTAGTAAACTGAACACTTGTCTCTGCCGCAAATAAACCATTTGTAACATAAGCTGAAGAATCTCCATCAACTTGGAAAACTATACGGCTAGAGCCTACGGTGTCTCCGTGGTCAGCAGTTAAGTAAACATAGTTGTTAGCTGCTCTAAGTCTACCCACCAAATCATTAGTAGTGTCTTTCACGCTAATAGTAGGCGTGTTTGCCCCCTCAGCTTTAATATCTCCCCTAACGTCTAATGTAGTTGTTGGATTCGTAGTCCCAATGCCGACATTACCACCGTCTTCAATGTAGAACACACTAGTACCATCATCCTGCACATCCATAATGTCCTGTGCGCCTGTCTGATTGATAGTTACAGCTGGACCAGTACCATCGTTAGTTACGTTCCATTGCTCTGTAGTGTTTACATCTGTATCAATCTGTGTGTATGAGCCGTTTACTGTAAGGTCTCCTTCAATGCGTACATTGCCTACAACGTGTAGTTTCTCTGATGGGGAAGCGGTACCTATACCAGTTCTACCTGTAGATGAAACCCATAAAGACTCTACTGCACCATTATTACCCTTAATGTGTAGTGAGGCACGAGTGTTTAAATTATCAGCATCTTGAATATATACATTAGCCGTACTTGTTGTATATCCCGACCTATCTACAATTTCTAAAGAATGCCCCGAACTACCACCGTGAACAAGAAATTCACGACCATCACTACTAGAGCTACCCGAAATATCTAAAACAGCTGATGGATTAGTAGTCCCAATACCTACATTACCATCTGAGTGAATACGCATTTTTTCACCACCTCCTGCAAGGAATCTAAGGTAACCCCACGTAGATGTTGTTCTATTGTAGGACTGAATAGCTGAACCTGAAGCTTCGGAGAAAAATTCAAGGTCTGAATTTGTGCCAGATTTTATAGCTAATTGTCCATTAGGAGCAGTAGTTCCAATACCAACGTTACCTGCTGAGGTAATACGCATTCTTTCCGTACTGTTAGTGTCAAAAACTAACGGATGTGAACTAAAAGTACCTACGTGCGAATTAGAATCTTGACTAAATGCTAATAATGTTGCCCCTTGCGTAGTGTCTTTTATTTTTAAACCGGGGGAACTGGCTGTTTCTAAAGTAAGTAGATGCGTAGGACTAGTCGTTCCGATACCTACGTTGCCTGTAGAATCAATACGCATTCTATATGCTGATTCCGTGTAATCATAAAAATCTAATCCTCCTGAAAGACCAGCAGCCATTGTCCATTTATGACCACCTGTGCCTGTTGATGCTAATATATATCTACTACTTGTAGATGAGGCTAATTCAATGTTAGTTCCATCTGTAGGTGTTGCAGATGTCAAGCCCATTAACATATTTCCAGAGCTGTCAATACGCATACGCTCTGAACCATTTGTTGTCTCAAAACGTATATAATTGCTAGCCCCACTTACTTGTACAGTATTGTTACCTGAGTTATCACTTAATATAGTACCTTCAGTTCCCCCACGTAAGTAAACATAGTCGTTAGTGTAATGCGTTAACATTGCACCGCTAATACTAGAAGATTGAGACAATGTTATTGCTCCAACGCCTATGTCATTAGTTGTAGTAGCTCCTCTATCCGTAACAGAGTCTAATGTATCTTCAATGGTGTCTGAGTCTACGGTGATGTTACCCGAAGCATCTGACTTAAGGTAACCTGCTCCGTAGCCTTCTAAAGCTATAGTTCCATCTGAATCTGCTCTTAAGAATGTTGAAAGACTATTTGCATTAGCCCCATCACCAATAGCCATATAGAGGCTAATACCGTTATGCCCAATAGCCCAAGTATCTCCAGTTCCCGCTGCTCTACCACCAATACCGGAATTTACGCCCCAGCCTCCACCGTCTACTATCTTGCCAGATACTACTGTATTGCCTTTTACATCAGGGTCAACTACAACAACTCCATCTGCAATAATAGAAGCTCCAGTAACGTGTAGCTTTTGAAGCGGTGATGTTATACCAATACCTACGTTGCCTGATGCATCAATACGTACACGTTCAACAGAAGCAGTTCCTATGGCTATTGTGTTACTAGCTGGTCTAAACACAGAGTTACCAGTAGGCGCAGAAACATTACCTGTAAATCTAACACTGTCTGATGTAATGATTTGTCCAGCTACATCTAACTTAGCACTAGGCGAAGTCGTCCCAATACCTACATTACCACCGTTAAAGTAAGAGTTTCCGTTTAGACTTATCTGAGCTATACTGCTTCCACTAGAGTTCAAGAACCCAAATGATTGCGAGTTAAATAGCCTAACATAATTACCACTGTACCAAGCTGTATTACCGCTATAAGTTGATCTTATACGTCCTTCTACGTGAAGTTTAACTTGAGGAGTAGTAGTGCCAATACCAAGGTTGCCTTGGTCGCTAATTCGCATAACTTCCGTAGCATCTGTATTAATAGTCTGTGATACACCAAATGCCAAACTACCTTCTCTACCGTAAAGTTCCTCAGACATACTTTTTATGTATGCTGTAACTTTAGCAGTATCTGCATCTGTGCTATAGAATTCTATAGTACCTACAGGGTCACCTGCCACACTAGTACTATCACCTCTAGTAAGTCTAAGTGTTGCTCCACCTACACCATCACCTGCTTCATTGTTTCGTATTTCAAGCTGAGTATTAGGACTAGCCGTCCCGATACCAACGTTACCTCCATCTACTGTAAGCACAGCGCTTCCAGATTCTCTTAAAGTAATAACAGAACCTTCTAATCGTAAAGGTGTGTATGAAGAAGAATCTCTATTATATGATAAAACACTTCCTACATCCCCTGATAAATATCTAATTTCAACACCTTTTCCGCTTGATGGAGTGGCTGCACCTATTGTTCTAATTGTATGAGATACGTCTAACTTGGATTGAGGACTAGTTGTGCCAATACCAACGTTACCTGCTGAGGTAATACGCATCTTTTCGCCATTAGAAACCCAGAAGTTTAAATTGTCTGTATTACTTCTTATGTAAGAACTAATTGTATTGTTTTGAAGTCTTATCTCAGCAGATGCAGCATTGCGATATATATGCAGCGCTTCAGAAGGACTAGTAGTTCCGATACCAACATTACCGCCATTCAACCAACTGTTACCTCCAGCATCTAAGCGAACTTTTTCTACGTTATTATTAGTGCCATCTGAACTCATTAATGAGAACAGACCTGTATCTAGATTCGTACCACTTGAACCTCTATTGATAATACGAGCTATGGTATAATCATTTGACCTAAGATAAATATCAGCATCGTCTCCTTGTACTGTTAACAGTCCTATTGGATTAGCTGTCCCAATACCAACGTTACCATCTCCCTTTACATTTAATAAATACGTTCCGCCTACATTTTGTACTCTTAATGCGTCTTGAGAAGATGAGTTACCCCCTCTTACACTTAATCCAAAACCGCCTGTGGCTTGAGTATTATATATAGTTCCTGCAAATCCTCCGCTAATAGCTTTTTGAACGTGTAATGCCGCAGTAGGACTAGTAGTACCAATACCTACGTTTCCTGCTGCGGTGATACGCATCTTTTCAGATGCGTCTTGCATAAAAGTTAAATATGTAGACCCTGCCGAAAGTCTCCAAGGGTCGTAAGCGCTTCTTTGTATATATAAATTTGCATTGGTAGAAGCGGATTTAATATGTAATTCTCCCGCAGGACTCGTAGTTCCAATACCTACTTTATCGTTTGCTGCATCTACATACAGAACACCAGAGTCTGCATTTACACTATTTAGAAACTTTATTGCCATAATATCTACTTGTCTTGCAAAGATAAAAAATAAAGGGGTAGCGACTTTGCGCCACTACCCCTCTTTAAATAATAATTTATTACTGATTACGCAACACTCGTTACCAATACTCTATAAGCATTTGAAGCGGGTGCAGAAGCGAAAATCAAAGTAACAGTATCTGTGTCAGTACGCTCTACGTCTGTGAAAACTGTAGCACCGCTACTCTTTTCGTAAACCTGTACAATTACATCTAATGTCTCTAAGCTGTGGGTAATAGCGTAAGAGGTAGCACTTCCGTCACCAACATCACTTGCAAAGTTCTTAGCATCGTAGTGTGCTTCAACGCCTGCTGGGGTAACCGCACGAACCGTATCTGTACCTGTAATCACCTCAGCTGTAGTAGCTAACTCAACAGCACCCTTGACTGTTTCAGAAGAATCAGCAATAGATATAGCTAGTGAGTTACTGCTAGCGTCAGTAGTAATTGTAGTTCCGTCACCTTGAATAGTTAGGTAAGCAGTCTGTCCAATACTCTCAGTACCTGAGTTACCTACAAATTGTAATACAGCTAATGCTGTAGAAATGTCAAGCTTCTTAACCTCACCAGAAGTATGGAGAAGGATCTCAGAAGTTCCTGTTGTATTACCAAAGTCAGCAAGGCTACCAATATGTAGTTTCTGATTTACTGTACTCCAGTAGTCAGCACTCTCATCCCAAATGAAGCTTACGTTAGCAGCTGTACCACGCTCAACCTCAATACCTGAGTCTTCAGAAGGTGCAGCATCTCCAGCAAGGTTACTGTTTAATAAGATGATGTTGTCAGCAAGGTTAATAGTCTCAGTATTAACTGTAGTAGTCGTACCACTTACAGTTAGGTTACCAGCAACAGTAACAGTGCTACCATCGTCAGAGATTAAGGAGTCTACAAATTGACTATTACTATCGTCCCACTTCTGTAGTGTGTTAGCAGTGAAGTTCGCATTGTTCTTTAATGCTAGAGACACAGCTCCGTAAGTACCACCACCAGATAAACCAGTAGAAGCGGTTACCGCTGTAATGTCTCCCTTCATACTCTGCCATACAGGACCAATCTCGTTAATACAAACGTAGACTTCCGTAGAGGAGGTGTTGTAATAAATCTGACCCAGCTTAGGGCTAGAAGGTGCAGAAGCAAGATTATGAACGACTACGTTCTGAATCTCATTCTGACTGAGGTTTATACTGTTTAGATACTTTATTGCCATAGCTAGTTAAAATATGCTTTTCCAGAAAATGCTCCTGAAAAGGTTAGGGTTACTGTGTTATCATCTATATATCGTATATCTCCATATACTACGTCTTCTGCCGAGTCTACTACTACTGCTGCGGGTCGCTTACCTAAGTTATGCGACACTGTCCACGTTGCTGATGGAGAACTTTGTGTATGCACATAGTTTTTATCGCCACCACCTTTAAGACCTTTGATGTCAATCTGGTTCTCTACAGGTTGCTTTATAACCGTGCTTTTATTATATCCACTCTGGCGAATAGATACGCTAATAGCCTCATTATTTTTTACGGTTATATTATTCACTTACGTCTTCGTTTACCTTAAATATTCCGTACATCCAAGTAATTACAGTAGCTCCTTGTGAAGACTGTAGATCGTAAACATATATCCCACCATCAATAGCAGCCATAATAGCAGCTGAAGCGGTAATAGTTAGCAGTCCAGTATTAGTTCCTGTAAAACCAAATGAACCAGCATTGTCATCATTAGAGTCTCCATCTAGTAATGCAGAAGTTGAAGTATCAGACTCACGTACCTGCATCATCCATTCGTACCCTGAAGAGAGGTCAATTACTACACCATCTTCATCTTTAAAAGTAAGCTCCAGCGTGAACGTGTCTCCCTTTCTAGTAGTGATATCTACTCTGTTTGCTATATCTAAGTTTATGCTAGTTGCCATATTGCAAAGGTACTAATTTACTGATTATTAAATACTTAGAGAATCTTGATCTGGTAACTCACCTCTCTGACCCTTACGCTGAGACAATAACTTAGACTGCTCTACAGCTTGCTTCTTAACTCTCTGATCTTTACGGTCTTCTTTCATCATTTCTGACGAGTTTTTCACACGACTCTCAATCTGTTGCTCTGCGATACCGTATTCCCCTTTAAGTTTTTCCATTTCCATACGCATCTGGTGCTCCATCTGAGCTAGCTGCGCCTTCATTTCAAACTCCATTTGTTTCTTCTGCATCTCTAGCTCTGCTAACACTTGCTCTTTCTGAACTTCTGCTTGCATACCCGCTTGAGCAGCTTGAGCATTAGCCTGAGATTGCGCTTGAATATTAGCTTGCTGCATAGCTTGCTGCTGAGCCATACGCTTCTTACGGCGAATGATTAATAGTCTTTCTGCTTGATCAATATCTTTAATGTTACGAATTGCAATAGCATCTTCTAAGTCAATCTCTTTTTGAGACAATGCAATCTGAATGTTTTGCTCTAGATACTGACGATCAACATCACTGAGATCACTCAACACACGAACACCAAAGTTATACATAGGCAGGTCCTTAAAGCTGTTAAGAACACTCATATTGGTTTTACCAATAGCCTTTTCATAGACCTGATACAACACAGACTTGTTAGGTAGTATCTGTAGACACTTAACGATATCCTCACACACTCTACGGTAGTAGATCATAGCTGAGTTCGTTATATCATACAAAGCGTTGTTAGAAGCGCTTACAGCCATTTGGCTTACACCAACTAAAGCTTCACCCTTAGGTGTCGTTCCATCTACAATCTCGTTGATACCTGTAGCATCACGGATCATACGTAAGTAGTGATTGTATAGTGCTATAAGCTCGTTAATGTTTCTAATGCTGTTGTTTATCTCACGAATAGGGGGGTTTTGAAAACCACCTTCCGGATTCTTACTGCGATAGTACATCACACCAGTTTGCTCGTAGATATCTTGTATCTGCAATGGCGTTAGCTCACCACCACGACCTAGGTCAACATTTTCTAACCCCTCGATATCAATCATAATACCATCAGGCTTAGCCTTCGCAACAGCTTGCTGTAGTTTTAAATGTGACAGCTGTAACTGATCCGCAAAACCAATAACACTAGAGACTAGTGATTTAGGTATCATATTGCGAATATTGTTTGCTACAACACTATAAGACAATCTTGCACGAGTAAGGTCGTGAATATTTTTAGGTACGTTATTACACTGCTTGTAGTTGTATAGGTAGTCAGTACCGATAATGTAACTACCACCATATACAGTGGCGTTATTCATATTTACGATATCACGATCATAAACAGAATTTTTTGGCACTTCCCACTTTTCACCTTTAAAGTAAAAACCTTGATTTCCAAAGCGAGACATCTTCTTCTCATATATCATAGAGTCTACAGACATAAACTCAAAGTCCAAGACTTGAATGCTGTACTCATCATATGGCATATCTTGTATGTTTACGGTATCCCCTAGCTGTCTACGTGTGAAGTTACTAGGATCGTTTCCATATTTGTTCATTACACCTTGTGCAATATTTTGATATTCCCTTTCTGTAAATCTAGAACCAGCGAATCTTTTAAGTTCCGCAATAGACATAGTTTTAATATGACCAGCGTAGACCAAGTCAGATAATGTAGGGTCCTCAGTAACATTGTGAATAAATAGCTTTGGATCTACATACTCCTGACTAATACCATAATTAGGATCGTTTATTCTCTTAGACACCCCCATACCACAGCTAACTAAATCTTCAACTACACGTCTGTATACACGCTCGTCAAAGTTATTCCAGCTAAGTGTCATTTGTGTTCCTAGCTGTGCTGCAATCTCTGCGTCTGTTTTTACGTTCGTCTCTAAGAAGATCTCAGCCTCCTCAGGAGTCTCTGGTAAACGGTCCGGATCAATATCTACTTCTAGTCCTGCTGCTTTAGCTTCTTGAAACTTTTCTTTGTTTTCAATACGTGCAGCAATCTTTCTTTTCTTAATATCTTTCTCGCTTTGTGATAACGGATCAACAGCTTCTACTTGAGGATAACGATAAGAAGAAATGATTTTATTGACTACGATCTTAGCAAACTTAGGTACGATAGGTACTGGTGTCCAGTCTAAAGACATTAAAGTCCCATCACCATTATCTGGATCAAGGCTATTTAAAATCTGTTTATAGATAGATGTATCTTGAGTACCAGCGGCATATGCACGAGCTCTTTCAAACTCCTTAAATCTCTTACCGTAAATACTATTTTGATTATCTAGACCTCCCCATTGAGCGAGCATAGCCTTTGCATATTGCAATCCGTACTGCTCGTTCAACTTTTCTTCTACCTTGGCTAACGGGTTAGGAAAGCCTCCTTTCATACTTTTATTCATCTTTTCGCTGAATCGTTATCAACTGCAAATATAACGAATATTAACGTATGATTGGTTTCAGCTTCCTGAAGAACTGTTTGTTAGAAAAATCAGACTTTTTCTTTTCTTTTACAACCCGCTGCGCTGCGAGCAAAGCTAGACCTGAAGATATCGTAAGGTCATATGCGGTACGGTTATCTATCTTAAAGTTTATCCAATCTTCTAAGGTGCGCTCAAAGTACATACGACCATAGTCACCGTTTTCGTTGAGACCTATGTGCTCGTGGATATATGCTTCAATAGACTGTGCGTGTGCTTGTATAACATCTTGTGAGTTAGAAGGTATGCCTTTTGTTTTTACAGCTACCCTAGCTGTAGACTTTAGATGTTCTGGTCTATCCATTAGATAGCCATCGTAACCCCTATTCTCAAAGTATCTAGCAATACCGTACTTGTTATTTTCTATAAGAATCTCATAGCCATAATACACTGCTGCCATAAGCACATCTTCATAGAATATCCTAGCTAAAGGTGGACGTGACGCATACTCTAACACAAACATATTAGAGGGATGCTCCATATTAAACTTGTTGTATAAGTGGTATGCTCCCTTAGAACCTCTACCATCAACAGTAGCGTCAAGATCATAGCTATCCACACCACCACAACCTAAGTGTTTATTACCCGGTATCTTTTTACCGTTCTCAGACAGCACCTTATTTCTAAGCTCCACTGGTGGTAGCCAAGCTACTCTAAACCTACCATTTGGATCAGGTCTAAATAAGACTTCCGTGTCCTGAGCTCCGTTATTCCAAACGAAGTTTCCCTTAACCACAGGATGTGGATAGAGCTCTTGATTGTGCTCTATCTGTTCGTAGATCTTACCAATGTTAAATAAGCTAGCTTTTGTGGAATCTCTAAAAGCTTCTTCAGCTGTAAAAGGGAACTGACGTATAACCTCATTGAGCTCATTACTATTGTTAGACAATGCTTTGCGCTCGTTCTTTAAATATGTTCTGGCTCCAATGTCAATATCCTCATCATCTATACCTTCTACAGGTTTTTCAGGATTGTCAATAACGGGGTTTCCATATCGATCAAAGAAACCCTCTAGCGCTTCGTATGCAGGGACAAATATCCTGTATAGCATACTTTTTGTGCGTCCGTTATCATTACGTTCCTTAGGGTCTGACATATCCCAAAGGTCACGATAGTTTCTACCTCCTTTATCTAATGGGTTGACTGTAGATCCTATGATAGCTTTACCTACAAACTTACGACCCACCATCAAACAGGTACGCTGTATACGCCATACCTCTAGGATGTCTTCAGGTCGCTCAAACTTACCTGCCTCATCAATGAATATTATTTTTAGCTTTTCACCGTCATAAGCATTGGACGTAGTATTACGCCAGTTAATAATTGTATTGAGTGCTTCACCACCACCAGCAGTTTTATTCTTTTTAGTGATACGCTTTGATGGCTCACGGAACGCTAGCTCTGTACGTGGGTTGGTAGTACCATCCTGTATAGGTTTAAAGAAGAACGGGTAGTGTCTATACATACCTACTACCTTCTTCATAAAGATGTTTTCCTGAGCATCCTTACCGGTCTTAGACATAATACCCACAGTAACGTCATAGGTTGAAGTACCTATATCGTCTAGTACTGAAGAAGCTACGTTTGTGTATCCTGAACGGCGACACTTAGTGTATATCTGCCCGGCACACCTAGGATCTACAAAGCAAGCCTCAAGGTGAATCATAATATCCCTTTGAAAGCTAAGGTAGTAACCGTAGAAGCTGGCATCAATCTTACTCCACTGAAGCATCATATAATGCTTACCTGTAATATAAGTGGCTACACCATTGTTATAGAACCAGAGACCATTATTACGGCGTTCAAATTCTCTACGTATATATGGCTCGTATTTCTTTTTGAACTCCTTCGGCATATCATACCACTCATCCATAGACTTTATACGTGCAAGCTCTACAGGCATATCCTGACGCTTCCATCGCTGTTCTTCTACAGGTAAGTTGTGATATAATATACGGTTTTGGTCCGGCTGTTTAGGTAGCTGTATAGCTAGATTAGAGATCTCAATAACATCACCCTCGCTATCGTTAGGGCATATATTAATAACCTTATCCTCGTATCCTTTTATGTCTTTAAGTACACCCATTAACGTTTAGCAAACTGCTCACTGAACCCGCCACCAAAGTCTTGATCACCTTCAATACCTCCAGTTTCCTTGAGCTCCTTAATCATTGTCTCAAGCTTTTGATATTCAGTTATTAATTCTTTTGCATCTAACGCAGATTCCTTAATACTTTTTAGTTCTGCACGTCTGCCAGAGCCGCTTTGCTCAGTATCAATAGGGCGCTTGATTTCTTCGGTGATGTTTCGTATAGCCTCAGCCATAGCTTCCAACAGCTCTTCGCCGGCTTTAACGCTGCTGAATATTCTTTTGCGACCCATTAAAATCCGGTTGCGTAGATATGATCAATATGTGTACGATAAATTTCTTTACCATCAACCTTCATACGGTAGTCTGCGTTCTTCATAATCATAACCTTATCACCGGCTTTGAGACCTAGGTCTCTAACCACAGGTGAGTCACACATCACATAACCAAATTGATTAAATTCGGGCTTCTTTATTTCGGTAATGATTCCGCTTTCTGTAACCTCTTCATCAGGCTGATCCTCTGGGATAAGGAATATCCACTCTGACAACAGCTGTACATCGCCATCTTTGTTCTTGTAGGCGTAGGCTTGTGTAGCGTTGCTATTGTTGGGGTTGTACTTGACATAATATATATCATCTTGCACACGTTGTCTTTTTCCGTTTCCGGCAATAAGAACGTGATGATGAAAGTATAGCGTATCGCCAACTTTAGCTCCTGTATCGTACTTTTCAGGTACAGCTACAATCTCAGCTTCCATCTTTCTGTTTTCAAACTCGTTCCATTTTGGATCGATGTAAAGGGTTGTGTCCCCTACCTTAACTTCATTATTAAAAGCTTCAGGCAAGCGCACAAAGAAATCGTGAATTGCTTTCATATTAAATTGAATTGTGCTTAGTTAAGAAAAGTCGCAGTCGTACTCTAGAAGTACAGGCATACCTTCAACAGATTTCCATAGCATTACGCCATCTGCTGGGTGTTTTATATATATCAGATATCTCTGAGTTTCATATTTATGTAAGTGCTTGTCGTCTAATATGATAGTATCAACGACACTTTCGCCGGCTTTCTGACCTATGTAATAAGCCATAGCCTTAAGAGGGTTTACCCCGATTATAATTTTACGTATCATTTTAATTTAAGTTATGTAAAGAAAAAGAGATTTAGTTTATATCTCCGTCTCTTCGTGATAAGTTAATCCAGTAATCTATATTTGAAGGATTGCTTTTAGAATCCTCCTCTTCCATTCTGTATGCTTCAACACAATAAGAAAGTAAATCATCAAGTTCTTCTTCGTCCGATACAGAGAATGAAGAAAGCAAGCTCATATCTGCACGCTCGTTTCCTTCTTCATCTTCATAGACGGTATCCATATTTAAAAAACCTATAGCAATACACGCTAGAAAGTCATCTGTTAAATCGTGTTTCTTAACAACAGCGTTAATAGTTAGTACAAGCTCTTGAATCTCTAGTATGCAATCTTTCTGCTTTTCAGTCATTAGTCAAGCTTAGTTAAAATAAATGTAGATGTAGTTACCATTGCAGCTCCTCCACCTGAATTTCTAATAGTATAGTAAAGATCAGTATTTACGGCAACGTGGCGAACTAAAGAAAATCCAACAGCTGTATTTCCCGTGCTTGCGTGCGATCTGGTTATAGACTGTATAATAGCTGCTGACCCCCCACTAGGCTTTTCAGTAATGTCTATAATGATATCAGTGTTACCGGAAGTAACCTCTAGTATAAAATTAACGTCTATTTTAACTAGTCCAGCCTGCTGAACAGTTACAGCTCCCGTAGTAGTAGAGCTAGTCTGAAAATGGTTAGCAGTGTCGTTTACCTCGTGTGATGAAGCGTTGCCGTTGTTGTTTACAGCTGCTTGTGCTGGTGTTGCAGCTGAAGCTGTTAAAGTATACGAAGCACTAGGTCTAAGCACCCACATTGGGTTTGCGAATGTAGTGGCACTAAATGCAGAGGCGTTAAGCTCACGTTTTACAACATCGTTATTACCGTCAACAAATAAAGCTGTAAGCTCTGATGAATCTGTAGCGGGTGCCGAGGTAAAGGTAAGAGTACCATCAACCTCTACGGTATCTGTTGACAGCTTTAATGCTGAATCGTTACCAGCCCCATCTTCAACTACCTTCTCTGTAGAGTTTAATCCACCCTCTACTTGCAATAGGTTACCGTACTTATCTTTGATCTTCTGACCTGCTAATGTAGCCATACCGTTTTAATTAGTTAACTTTGCACAAAGATACTAATTTAATTTTACAGCTATGCCTAAGGGACGGGTAGCAAAGTCTAAGATGTTTAGAGACTTCTCATACATCAATGACAAATTCATCAAAGACAACTATTTAAAGCTGTGGCATCCTGTGATGAGGGATATGTCCACGAACTATGATGTCAATGAATCACAGGTAAGGTTTATGCTTTTTGTTTACGATCTAGAGTTCTGGACTAGGGACTGGATTGCTGAGCAGTACGGCAATAAGAAGTGGGGTACGAGTAAGACAATAATATATCCACTACTAAAGAAGGGATACCTCTACAAGCACTTTAACAGATACGCACCTAACAATGAAAAGAATGATCACCTATTCCGTGAGGAGTTGGGTGAGAACTACCGTATACGCTACGCCCTATCCCAGAAGGGTAGAATCTTTGTAGCTCGCTTCTATAATAAGATGCAGGGTGAGGTTAAGATCAATGCGCCTTCTTCACGCGAAATTTAGCTTCTAGGCTAGCTCCCTTGTGTGCTGCAAACTTACCTTCGTGTTTCATAAGGTAGTGACGACCCTTCTCAGTCATCCAATGATAACCTGAAGGAGCCTTCACCATCTCGTGTGTTTTTGTTTTCTTAGCTTTCACGTTTTATTTCTTCAGCAGCTTTGAGTATTTTCTTAGTAGGTTTCTTACCAGAGCCTCTATTTGCACGTATGTTGTCCCATAGCCCACGAGGTGAGTATGATCCATCCTTACGTTTAATTAGTTTCTTCTTAGCTTTCATTACTTCTTCTTTGCACGTAACATCTTGAAGTCTGATCCAGAGATCTTGCCATCTTTATTGACATCAAGCTTTACCTGACCACCTTTCAAGTACATCTTACCACCTTGAGATAAATACTTCTCTGCAATCTTTACAGCTTGTGCTTCAGTAGCACCTTCTTTAAGTGCTTGTTTATACGCACGATCAGCTTCCTTACGGCGCTTTAAGTACGCACGCTCTCCACGAGCCTCTTCCTTTTCTTCTTTTGTTGGCTCCTTGTATCCCGGTGGCTTTGGTGGACCGTATACAGGTTTCTTTTGTGGTGTTACACCACCCTTGTTGTACATATCGTACTTACCGCCTTTACCGTACTTCTTTATTTTCATATCTTGTTGCCTTATCAATAGATCACAAAGATAATAAAGATATCATAACTGTCTGACAGCTAGAATATAACGTTAAAAGTTTTAGGCTTACCTAAACTAGACGATGATAAGAGTTTTAGGCTTGCCTAAACCTCCTGTATCACTCACAAACACTGACTTGACATTCTCAAAAATAAGCTGTAACTTTACTGCATAAAGAGAACGATAGCGGTTGGTAGCATAATTCCTCAATCATCCACCAACACAACTCCTATTAGGGGTGGCGCTCAACGCCGCACCCACCCCTACAGCTCAAACATCCAAAGCAAACTCTGTATAAGGGTATACTATATTCTATATTAGCTGTGCAGCACCCCCGCATCTATATATACAGCTACAATACACCTCTAGCTCGTAGGGCGCTTTTAAAGCGCAAAACAATTATTCACCATACACACCTACGCCCCGCCCAAAAAGATGCTCTTAAACACCCCTTAAACACACCCTATAACATTCTATTACAGCCAAATATACCACCCCTGTTTTTTGATCTGAGTTCTATTTAGGTGGGGGATTATATATGTACACGGGCGCACGATCGGGAGCCCCGAATCGGATTGGTTGACCCACCCCCCTCCAACGTAATTGTCTTTCGCTCAGGGTTTTAGACTTTTTGACTGCTTGTAATACTTTCAGCTAAGGTGATTAACTGATTGAGGTTGAGCTAGTTGTTACCTGAGTTCTAGTAAGGTGAGGAACAATCCACACACCTCCTTATTCACGCCATAACTCATCCACTCATCGACCCCCATACCCCTTGATTGTGCCCTTGAATAGCAAGGTTAGGTACACTGCCTGAAAAAAACTTTGCATTGCTGAGGCTAATGTTTACGGGGTTTCGTATGGCTTAGTGTTAATATCTTTGTTGATATGCTTGTGTATATGGTAGCTGTATTGTACATTTGCCCAATAACCATTTAAATATTTGCTTTATGAAAAAGTACGCAATCACGCACGAAGATGGAACGAGAGATGTCTTCACCACTAGGTTCACTAAGGAGGAGCTAAACGCATTGTCTTACGCTGTAGAACTCGCTTTTGGAGATTTGGATATCTTCATTGAGGATAAGCAAAATGATGCTTATAAACTAAGTGCTCGACTTAGTTCTAAACTAGGGCTAAGAGGAGTGACCCAAGAGAGCTATAGAAGTTTCTATGATAGTTACCTAGACTAGTTATACTGATGAGTCCTGATAGGACGAAACCCCTACGGGGGTCTATAACTTAAATTAAATGCTTTATGAAAAATCAATTCGCAAATCGCCAAGCCAACTTCGTAGATGAAATCACGTACACCATAGTGATGGTTCACAAAGGTTGTTCCTACACTGAAAAACTCACCTTTAAGGAGTTGTTCTTCTACAATGAAGATAAAGAAGAGCGTGAGTTAGTATTCGCACTTAATGAGGAATTTGAAGATATCCTTAAAATGAAGCAGGGTGACCAAATGCCCGTAAGAGTGGTCAGGGACTTAGATGAGTACGGCATAATTGAAAGAACAAACTAGTAATAACCAAAACTACCATCACCTCGCACTGAAATAAATGCGGGGCTTTGGTGGTATAACTAATTAAATTAAATGCTTTATGAAATCAATCAATCCAACTGAAGACCTGCTGAATCTACATCGCAATGATGCTACGATTCTCGATGCTCGTAACGACTTCAAGAATGACCTAGGTCAGCGCATCACATTCTTTGAAGACCCTACCATAGGTGATGAGGGTTTTGTATGGGTAGCGTTCCCTGAGCACAGCGTAGCGTTCCGTAGTGACTTCTTTGAGACCGATGATATGACCGCAAAGATTGGTCAGGTTTTTTCACCTGATGTATGCATTACGAACGGATGGTCTACTGATGAGGATATGGATTACGTGCCCCGTTTAATTGATGGAGCTATGCTACTCAAATTTGAAACTGAATAATTAGAATACTAAACTTAAATTAATTGCTTTATGAAGACTATCACTTTAACTGAGAAACAATTTGCAACCCTTAATTCAGCTGTGCGTGATGCATACCTTAAGGTATCAAACATTGAGGAATTTGAGAATGTTAAAAGCCTCGTTGATACAATGAGTCAGCAAACATCGGAACACATCAACCCACAAATGGCGCACCAAATGTTGACCCGTGTACGTGCTGAGGTTGATACGCTCATTGCATTAGGTGAAAGCTACGCACATTTCCAATCTGCTCAGGCTACACATAAGTACCTGAAGAAGGCTAAGAATGCCTTAAAAGGGCTCAGCTAGTTAGCTGTTGCTACTGCGCCTCGCCTGACCTTGGAAACTTGGTCGGGCTTTGGTGGTATAACTAATTTAATTAAACGCTTTATGACAAATCTAGAACAACGTTATTCACACGCTCAGCAAGACCTTGAAAGACAAGGTAAATTAGCTGAAGAAGAAGTATCGATGATAGCTGTAAAACTATCTGATACCGACCTGAGCATTCAATCCAAGGTTAACGCTATTGAGGGTCTACTCAAGGTGCAACAATTTTGGTCACGCAGATGTAAAGAATCAGGTGAGGGTTTTGATGATGGGTTTTTACTTCTTGATAGTATCTACCTGAAGTACGAGAAAGACTTGGATGTATACCTTATGGAATGGGCTAACAATGATGGCTACAAATCTTGGTCATTAGAAAGAGTAAAAGAATATTACTACGAGAATGAAAGCTACCACTATACTGAATGGGAATTTTACGAAGAGGTGAGAAATGAGAATTTCTACCTTGAACTAACTACGGGTGATGTGGTTTCTTGGGATGAATACCTTGAGTCACACGAAGAAAAATAGCTGTTACGCTGATGATGGGTGAGCACACCCGAAACTGCCTCAGGGCAGTCCGTAACTAATTTAAATAAATGCTTATGAAAAGGTCAACTAAAATTGAAAAGGGTCGTTACCAAATGACAATCAAAGGTCACACGTACAGAATTGTAAAAGGTGGAAACCTGAATCCCGGATGGTGGATTTGGGAAGGTAAAGAATGTCAATGGAGAGGTAAAAGTAAATTCAACTGCGAGGTGTTTTTGAACTATAGAAACACCGCTTACCTTTCTTGTGATGTGAGGTATTTTCGCAACTAACTTAAATAAATGCTTTATGACTATTAAGAATTTTTATTGTGAGAACTATCCAAGCGATGAGCTAGGTAAAGAAATTAATGAAAACGCACATTTTACGGGACTGCTTTACTGCTTGTACAACAATAGAGATGTCTACAACTTTATTGGGGTTTTTGATAGTATCGTTAGAGAACGTGTATTTGAAAAACTTGCTAAAATGTTAAGAGTAGACTATAATGAAATTTATAGCCTATGGTTAAATGAAAAGATCGATTTAAACGAAAATCAGCCCACACTTTACCTGAAGGAGCAACCTACTGAGGTGCGTAAATGGTGCCGTAAATGTGATGTGACAGGTGTAGGAACGGATGAGGGCTTTGTGCACTACGATAGTGACTTCATAACCATTACTGAAGAGGATACCGCTAAGGTGCTACGTGAAGACCTGAGAGATGGCGTGTACGATGCCCTTGAAGAATACCTGCCTGAGCAATTTGATAATTGGAGCGACAACGAGGTCATAGAATGGTGCTTTGAGAATACATCGCTGTACTTCAATGAATGGAATCTAGAAGAGGAAATCAAGTTCGGTGGATACTACTTCATTGAGTATTCGGATGGCTCGATAAAACAAGCCTAGAATCATTCCCGTTGGTGCCTTTAGGGTGCGCCTAGGTCGTGCTAGGAACGGGGACTAACAACTAAGTATTTATACTCAGCACTTAATACTGAATGTGAATAAAGTTGTGAATAAGCTAGGAATTACGGAATACGTTTCGTACATTAGCTGAAGCAAGTGAGGGTAAGACCTCAGCGTTCTTTGACATTATGGAAAAATAAATCAGTCTGATGAGGCTAGGCAATCTACCTAGCTGTACCTACGGGTACGACCCCTGAGATGGGGCGAAACCACGGAACGTAGAGAGTACGTATGAGAGATGCAGGGACAGCACTAGCTGTCCTTGGTTACTGATAACTTAAATTAAATGCTTATGGTTCTTGACAAAAGAATAATTGTGAATGTATCTAGCTCTGACCTGCGTGAGATGACTAGTGTACAGCTAGACAAATTGTACGAAGAGTTACGTATGTTGCAGTTTCAAGCGCAACACGAAATACTTTCAAGAGGGGGCAAATGACCCCTCGGTTACTGATAATTTAAACAAACGCTTTATGAACGCTAAAGAAAGGCTAGACCTAAAACATCAATTGCAAGAAAAACTTTCTCACTATTACGAATTAGATTTGGATAATTGTCTTATGACACACGAAGATTGGATTCAAGAATTAGCCAATGCTTTGGTAAATCCAACTGAATACCTGAAGAGTTTTGAAGAAGAGTACAAAGAGTATCTAGAGATGATAAATGCTTAAAATAAGAGGGCAACGCCCTCGGTTACTGATAACTTAAATTGAATGCTTATGAACAAACAAGACTTTGCACAGCTGTTAGAGATGCACGATTGGTACTACGAGCGTAGTGAAGACCCACGTGCCTACAGCAAAGGTGCTGAACAACGTAAACTAATCTTCAAAGTAAAAGCACAGCTAGGTGAAGATGGTGAGTACTTGTACCTGAAGTACGCTAGGAAGTACGAAGAGAATATGACTGCCCCACAAAGCAATCGTAGAGAACGCCTTATGAGAGGTGTAATGTGTAAATCTACAGGTAAGCTAGGCTTCCTAGTAGACAAGTCCGCAAACGGCTTGCTAGAGGTCAAATTCAAAAATGCACACCGCACTGAGTTCTTAAGACCTGAGAATGTTGCTATGCTAGACTAGGTCTAGCGGTTATTGATAACTTAAATTAATGTTTATGACTACGAATACGGATTACTTGTTTATGAACGACAACATAGGCAAGATCGGTGTAATTACCGATGAGATAGGCACACTTGATGACCACATAGGTTATAATGGTGAGGTGCTCACGATTGAGGGTGTATCCGAGGATGGATTCTACATACTGAATAGTGGACATTGGTGCGCTGATGATAACGAGTTTCAAATCTTAGACAACAATTAATTAAATGCTTATGATAACTAGAATGGAAATTCTGAAGAACGGCTACATTATGATAGCTGAGAAACTAGATGGTGAAGATTTACACGGAGCTATGGCTATGGCAAAGGGGCTTGGACTTATGGACTTAGTCTATGAGATAGGTGAGCTAATGTACTGCCCCGATAACGAGTACGAAACATTTAGAAAAGGTCTAATCAAACACCTGATTGAAGAATGAAAAAGTATACCATTGAGAATTACTTTGGCGGTGAACGGGAAGATGAACTGCTATATGCTGACAACTACAAAGAGGCTCGTAAACTACAGCGTGGTGAGTTCTCTTTAATTATTAATAACGTAACTAAAGTAGTAAGAGAATGACAAGCAGAGAGGAAATGTTGAAAGTACTTGGAGAGTACTTTCCAATCACGGGAACTACTGAGGACTTTGATGGGTCTGAGGGAGGTATTTGGATTTGTGGTGAGTGTGACTACACTACTCCCAAAGGTATTCCTTACTTTGACTATTACGCCCACAGCAAGTCTTACGAATTCGGTGTGCTGAATAGCTTAATAAAGATTGCTGATAAGCACGGGTGGGGATTCCAATGGTATGACCCCGGAACGATAATGGTGTACCCTGATTAGGGTCACCGGTTACTGATATCTTAAAACACTTTATTATGCCTAAGAAACATAGAAACCATAACGGAGACCTTTGCTACACATTTGCGTGGGAGCAAGGCGGAGGTAATCACGTATACGCCTACAGCAAGAAATCCGCGATTAGACTAGCCAAGAAAGTTGGCGCGGGGACACACGATAGACACGGGAAGAAATACACAAAGACTTACCCACTTTCAGTATTGACCCCTCAAGAAGAATCATTTCGTTCAGTATACCTAGAGGAATTGCTAGAGTTTGATCGGAACTTGTACCTAGCGTACAGCCTATAATATAAAATAGGAGCATAAGCAGTCCCGGAGGTCTTCGGGATAGAAGAGTATTCTGCCAATTCAATTTAATTCAAGGTCAAGGTGTGCTCCTAGCCCTAGCGGGTTGTAACATACACCAAAGAATATTAAAGACTGACAGCAAGGAAAGACTTGCAGGTTACTGATTAATTAACTAAATTGGCTTATAACAAAAATAATTTTATGGAGAGTTTAAGTAAAACCGACTTAAAGGCTATAGAGATTAGCGTTAAGTTTCTTGTAGATGACATAGCTGAAGAGCTACGCAGCTACGAAATTGCAGGAATGGATGAGGCAGAACAAACCGCTAGAGGTGTTCTAGGAGACCTTTACATTGTTCTTAATAAGATACGTAATATAAATAAGCTATGAAGGTAAATGTGTTAGCTGTACTTATATGTGTACTGCTATTACCTATGTTCATAGGATATGGAATCGTATTAATTTTATCTCAACCTATTAAATTTATAAAGGAATGATACTACAAGACTTAAAAGATGATATGTACTCGTTAATAGAGCGTGTACGTGTAAGAGCTGAGCTCGCAGATAGAACACTAGATGCACACGATATGGCTCGTATAGAAGCCCTGATGGGGCAGATTGAAGTATTTACGAAGCAACATAGAAGTAACTGCGAATAATTAAAATATTTGCTTTATATTTGCATCAACAAACAATCCTTCTCGCCCGTTGTGATTGTTTTAGAAGTATACATTTAAGACTCTATCGGGAGTAAGCGAGGGCGAGGCGCTGAAACTGATAGGGTCTTTTTTGTTGCTGAGTATTGAGGCGCAACACAAAACAAAGCCCTTACGTTTGGAAGAGATGGTTACTGATAGTAGATAACTTCGCCAATGATCCGGATGAATAATACACACCGGATAGAGACCTATGGCTTTTGGAAAAAGCTGTAGTTTCAATGCTCTAAACAAAAGTGTTAGCGAGTGATGGATTCCTATACCTTTCCTGCTCGTGGGTGCCGGAGAATGCGATGAGTCAACCTTAAGCTATTTCCTTTCCTCTATAGGGTTCTATACCCTATGGGGGATTTGAAGCTCTGCTCAGATATCACCAAAAGCTATTCAGGCGTAAGCAACATTAACCATCTACAAGAATTAGTCGGGGAGCGGGGGGTCTCAACCCCCCCCTCCCCCTACACAACACCTGCATATTCAGGTTATAAAAGCATCATTTTAGTTGTATAGGTACTTGGATATTAGTACCTTGCATATTATTAAGAGTCTAACTTAAATTAAATACATATGACTTTAGGAGAGAAGCTGTCCTCGATACAGCAAGAATTCAAGGCTAAAAAGAGCCGTTACAACAGCTTTGGGAAGTACAACTTCCGTAGTGCTGAAGACATCTTAGAAGGGCTAAAGCCTTTTAACGCTAAGTACAAAGTGTACTTTATTGTAAACGAAGATGTGGATATCACCTCAGGTGTTCCCGTTATTACTTCTACAGCTAGTATTCACGATGTAGAAAGTGATCAATCTATCTTAACAAAAGCTATCGTTGGTGTAGATACCAACCAAAAAGGTATGCAGTTACCTCAGGCTTTTGGTTCTGCTTCATCGTATGGTAAGAAGTATGCCTTAGGCAACCTACTACTGATTGATGATACAGCTGATGCTGATGCAACCAATGGACACGGCAAAGCTACAGCACCTGCAAGTGCACCGGCAAAGAAAGATGACAGCTTCCAACAATCTATAGAGTACCTAAAGAGTACACCTGACGACAAGAAAGGTATGGTGCTTAAAATGGTTCTAGAGAAGTACGGCAACAAGTTCTCACCTAAGCAGGTTGAGGCACTTAAGAAATTCGTTTAATGGAATTTGCTAAACTATTGGTGGAACGGACGGGTAAACCTTACCTGTCCTACTCCGCCTTAAAGTACGCCGCTGATGGGGGTAGACAGCAGGATATGAAGCTGTTTGAACTCTACATCAGGGGGTTACTGAGAAAAGACAGCCCTGCGCTATCATTCGGTTCACTATATGATATGATGTTGCTAGAACCTGAAAAGGTGAACGACAGCTTTTATGTCATAGATGACAGCTCTATTGTTGAAGAGATTGGAGGTAAGAACCCACGTGCCACGAAAAGGTATAAGGAGTGGGTCGCTTCACACGAAGACAGCAGAACGAAAGTGTCCGAAGACGATTGGCAAATGGCTGTTGATATGATCAATAGGCTTGACGCTTCAGAGGTTATAGACCCTGAAACTGGTGAGCTTATACCGGTTAGGTCTTTTTTACAAGGTGAGGCTCAGCTAGAGTTTAACACTTGGATTGAAGATGTACCCGTGAGAGGTTTCTTTGATGTTCAGGGAGATGGTTTTGTTACGGACAGCAAGTCTACACGTAACGTGTATGGTTTTAGATACGATGTAAAGAGCTTTGATTATGATATCCAAGCCTACATCTACACTCAGGTGGCAGGAACTGATACATTTTATTGGGTAGCTCAGGGCAAGGCTAAGCCTTACCTTACAGCTGTATACAAAGCATCACCTCAGATATTGGAGTCCGGGAAGAGAAAGTTTTGGAGTGCCGTTGAGAATATTGATCGATGGCTACAAGACCCTAGTAAAGAGACGGATAGCTTCGCTATATACGGAGAAATCTAGCTTTTTATTTGTTTATTAAATGTGAATAAAGTAAATTTGTTTAATAATTAAATTTCATTAAGATGACGCAAGACAAAATTTTTGCACAAGGTTTCTCGTTTAAGAGAAGCGCAAACGCTCCTGAATTTGTAGTAGGGAAGCAGTCTATTAAGGTAGACGAAGCTGTAGCTTTTTTACAAGCTAATCAAAAGAACGGATGGGTAAACCTTGAAGTTAAACAAGCTAAGAATGGAAACTTCTATATGGAGTTAGACACTTGGCAACCAAACGGAGGTAATGCTCCTGCCGGTACGAGCAACGCAAACAACCCGTTTGCACCAACAACTAGCGAGGGTGGTTTACCATTCTAGTAGAGTCCCAAATACGGGGGTGGAGTCTAGGCTTCACCTCCCTATTTATTTTATGGAGGTTGAGCTCTCAATCTTCAAAGCTAAAAACTGGCACAAGAGAGACACTTGGATCATAAGTGTTATCCAAGATCAAAAGAAAATACTTCAGGAGGATGCCAAAACAAGAGCAAGACTCAACGATGAATACTACGGGTCCAAGTACAAAGGACAAAGAGGTATTAGAATTGATAGAATCTACAGCTGTAAACAAATCGGAGAAACAGCGTGGTGATAATTACGAATTTTTATATTGGAACTAATGAGTGAGAGGAAGGAATTTGAGCAGTTTAATAAAGCTGTAAAGCTATCACTATTGATGCAGGCTTCACTAGAGATTATGGATGAGATGCGTGGTCTAAAGATGTATAGACACGATATCAAGAACCTGATGACCAACCTAGAGAAGAAGATCGAGAGACACCTACGTGAGGCATTGGCTGAGATGGGTAAAGGAGATGAGTTTGTTATGATGCAAATTCAGCGTGGCATAGACTCTATATTGGAAAAGACTTTAGAAGAAATACATAACGAAGCCTTATGAATAAGATGAATCAATTCCTACGCATAGCAAATGCGAGGTTAAGAAAGAGATACCCTTTCAAGAAACAAAGAAACGCTTGGGCAGCCAAGATGTACGCAAGATGGGTGAGCCGAAAGAAGTAGTAGATAGTTCAGTCATAACAAAACTGATTCTTGAAAAAGTTTATGCGGATGGTGCTTTGTATGGTAAGCGTATAAAATTTCAAGACTACTACGACGAAACCTTTAACACCATTGAATAGTGCTTATTTACACCACTAACAAGTGTTTAAGCATATAAAGATGGGTTTATCCATCAAAACTAATTACTTATGACAAACTATATCTACGCTTTATCAGACAATAAACTAAATGTTGTTTATGTGGGTATGTCTCAAACTAAAGATTTAATCAGACCATATCAACACAGAATGTCTCATAATGAAAAGTTGAAGGAATGGTATAACTCATTAGGCTATGAACCAATAGTTCAAATACTTGAGAAAGACATTCTTGATATCCGTACCGCAGAGACAAAATGGATTAAACACTTTGAAGAACTTGGACATAGCCTTTTCAATA